CAGCTGCAGCACCCCGACTGGCCTGCTACTGCAGTAAACAAAGAAGCCGACCGGATACTCGCCGAGCGATACGGCGCAGCCTGATTCATCCCCTACTCTTTCCGGTCATGACTAAAGGCTCTTTTCAGCGAGTTTTCCTCGTTAAATAACCGTCCTTGAGCATGCGTTATTGATGATCCGTACTCTGGTTGCAGCAAGGCAGGACCAATCCCTGTTATCCAATTTCAATTAAGTGTCGGAATGATTGACGTTAGGTGTCATTCATTAATCAGCCCGTTAAAGAAACAGAACAGCAATGGAGCCATGCTCCATTAAGAATGCTCCCCATCGTCGCGCTAAAGCGCGAGGGGGCCCCCAGCTAAGCCAACCATTTCTATCCTCCTGAACCCGCACCGTTCCAGATGCTGTAAGCCTGCGGCTTTTCGCAACTTCACGGTGCCGCCTTACGGCATGGGCGCGCAAAGCGCGCCGGTAATCAAAACAACGCCCATATTGACTTGGTGCATACAATAGGCATATAAAATATGTATAACGTATATACGATAGATATCTAGTATCATGATATTATGTATCCATCGCCCATATAAGCGGCCTAGGAGGGCTATTCATGATCGTGCATGTGGGGCATGTAAAAGGCGGCATAGGCAAGTCAACGCTTGCGGTGAACATAGCTGCCGCCCGCGCTCGGCAAGGTAAGAAAGTCTGGCTAATTGACGGTGACCGTAAGCCATCAAGTAGTGAATGCATCACATTACGTAATGAATCTGGTATTCAGCCTGCGATTGCCATGAGCCACTTTGTCGATGGGCGCACCTTACGAACTCAGGTCCAAGTTCAACAGGAAACCTTTGACGACATCGTCATTGATACAGGAGGCATGGACTCAACGTGCATGCGTGCGGCGTTGATGTTGGCTGATGTCTTAATCGTCCCTAACGGTATTCATGCTGTAGAGACGCGCGCGCTTGAACAGCTTGAAGATTTAGTGAAAGAGGCATTGAGCCAGAGAGACGGTCTTCGTGTTCATACGATTCTAAATAACGCCCAGCCGCGTTATGAAAGCGCAAGGAATAAAGCAGCACGAGACGTACTGCTTTATTACCCAGCTTTAAATGGAACAGATCTGATGATTGAAAGCCGCTTCGCTTTTTCTGACTCCATGGCTATGGGCCTATGTGTCCATGAGATGGATCCACCAGACCCTAAAGCATGCAAGCAGCTAGATCAGCTTATGACTTTGATTTTTGGAGATACCAATGGCTAAGAACAACCCAGCGGCGCTATTACCTCGTAGCAAGCGCAGTGAACCAGTCGTAAACAATGAAGACGCGTTCATCATGGGTGCGCCTGATGCCGGCCAACCCAAGGATGAGGTTCAACCTGCTAAATCAACCATAAGCAACGAAAAGGAAAAAATCAGCATCAACATTTTTACCGACTTGCTCAAGTGGGCTGATGAAGAAGCAAAGCGGCGATATACGAACCGGACGGGGCTAATCAATGATTTGCTACGTCAGGAGAAGGAGCGTTGCGAGAGCAACTGAAAGAAAGTGCCGGGCTGAAGTGGTCGAGACTTCAGCCCGGCTGCGACAAACCATAAACCCCACAAGGTTCAACGATATGTCACAGCCTAATTATACAGAGGTGCTGGGGGTTTCCCTAGGCGCTGTTTCTTCTGTACCTGCCTGGAAACTGGCTTTTTTTCTGGCCAGCTTAAAGCCCCGCTTTAGGGCCGCTCTTCTTCGTGAAATTCGCCGTATGGCTATTGGATAGATACTGGATATCCATTAAACATACATCATCAATACATGGGATATCTATCATGCATCTAATGTATATACATTAGATGCATGACATAAGTTCGGATGAAGAATGAGTGAAATAACTTTAGGTAGATTGCAAGAGTCATCAGCGCGCACCTCTATGGCCCAGCATCGTTTCCTATTTGATGAAGAAGCAGAGGCTGAACAGTATTGGAAGAATAAGGAATTCAAAAAGTTTGCTGTTGATGCTATCGCTAGGTTTGGCACAAAGAAGCAGAGCGTTTTAAGAACTTATTACGCTAGGGCTAGGGACCACGCAGGGGCTATTCTTGCGATTAAGGCACAAGCCTATGACATTCCGGCTCGTGTAAGGCTGGTTGCACGCTTGGCTACGTCTAGAGAACTCGGCTGCGTAGCTAATCAATAAATCATGAGGTCGAAAAGGGAACAATGTTAATCATTCGCTTAGAAAGCGGCGTAACCTTAAACCTTGAACGATCTGTAGGCAGTGCGGGAAAGCATGGGATTTGGGAGTTTCACCGTGCGGCTAACTCTTACATGCGCCCGCCGAACTACACGCCTTTTCGACATGCCGCGATACTTCCATCAGACCCAAGTGCTAACCAGAAGGTTAGCGTAGCGATTTGTGCTCCGGGGATGCCGGAGGCGGAGTGGATTCCAGTAGGGGAGGGAATCGCCACCCATGAGGAGTGGTAACTACCTTTGAATGACTATGAAGCCTGATAGGAGGCTTCATAGTCATTAGGTACATTTATTCGAGGCGCAGATCAGGCTCCGGCATGTGTATAGCTGCACTAGGCGTTTCGAGGCGTTGCCAGGAATAGATTTCGTCCTCTACCTCAAAGGCAAGATATTCCGCCTTATTACGTTGATCATAGTCATATTCAACCCACCTCCCTCTAATACGCTTGGCTAAGACCACCCAGCGAGTCTCTCCGCCGTTATCTTCACGAAGCGTCAACCAAGCGCGTTGAATGTCTTTAGAAGGAACTCCCTTAATCCATTCATTAGCCTGATCGTCCTGTTGTTGTATCCCTGTCATTGCCTGCCCTCATACATGACTGCACAACATTATGCTTTCTAAAGGACTTGAAGTCCTTACAGCATAGAAAGCTGGTCATCCGACTGCATTAGCGCGGCCGTCTCTCGTTTGAATCGGGATACTGTACTGGTCGAGCAGCCGAGTAGATCCGCCGTTTTACGAACAGAGAATCCCCTAGCTAAACACTCTTGAATCCTACGCCGTTGCTCCTGGTCGGTTTGCCTTCCCCGGTATAGGCCGGTGCTCTTGGCTTTCTCGATGCCTTGTATTTGTCGCTCGCGCCGTGTGTCGTAGTCCTTCCGCGCAAACGCGGCCATGAACTCCAGAAACATCTGGCTGATCGCTTTAAGCATCCACTCTTGAATGCCGTCACCCTCTGATGGTTTGAGCACGGTATGTGTTATCGGCAGATCGAGCGCGACGACCTGGAGGCCTGCCGCTGCGATCTGGTTACGCAACTGCTCCCAGGCCGGTCTGGGGAGGCGGGTCAGACGGTCGACTGACTCAACCAGGAGCACATCACCAGGTGAAGCGTCAGCAAGTAGCCGCAGCAGCTCGGAGCGGTCCACTGTCGTGCCTGAGGCATTCTCTATATAGAAGGCAGCGATACGGACACCTTGATCGGCCGCAAAAGATTGAAGCGTCTTTCGAGCCCGGTTGGCGTCTTGGTCGTCGGTGCTGGCTCGAAGGTAGGCGCGAATGAACATTAAAGGCCTCAGGTGTAGTCGTTAGATGTAGCGAATTATAGGTGTAGTCGTATAAGTCGTTTTACCTATTTATCGCTACACCTGAAAGGCCTGTTTTGGGTGTAGTCGCTGGGGTATACCCAAATGGCTACACAAAAATAACTATTACCTAGCCGATAAGATGAGGAGATTTATCTAAGTCGGCTAGTTTTATTAGTTTGAATTTGTGTATCTGGAAGCTTTAGTCTTATTGCAGAGCAGCTCTAAAGAAGAACTCTCCTTTCAAACCTGCTGAAGAGGAATAAGCTCGAATTTACTGCCATCAGAAAGGCGAGTAATCGTCAGATTCTCAACCGGCCCGATTCTTCGTCCTCCTACCCATAAAAAGTTTTCTTTTATCTCTCCCGTGACGAGATCTAGATCACGGCCCTCAACATAGCGGCCAGTGATGATTTCAGCACATTTCACCCCGTTGTAACGCAGCTCGTAATGACCTTCCGGATCGTAACGTTCAGACATAGTTATCGCGATAAAGCCAAAAAATATCTATGTAACCACATGTTATTTATCTAGAAAATCCCAGACGACTGCCGTTAGTCGCTTGCCAACGTTGAACTCTAACTTATGTCTCACTGTAGTCGATGAGGTATACCCTAATGATAACACAAAAGGCTTGCATACCTTAACGGACTTCGTTAATATTTCCTTAACGCGTAACGTTAAGGGTTAAGGATGATAAAAACCTTCAAGTGCGCGGAGACCAAAGCTCTCTATGACACTGGCAAAAGCCGCCAATGGTCTCAGATAGCAAAAGTCGCAACGCGGAAGTTGTTCATGCTTGATGAAGCTACTGTCCTTGATGACTTGAAGTCGCCGCCGGGGAATAGACTGGAAGCACTTAAACATGATCGGAAAGGGCAGCACAGCATCAGAATCAATGATCAATGGCGAATTTGTTTTGAATGGACCCCTAATGGGCCGATAAACGTAGAAATAGTCGACTATCACTGATAGTCGACTATTTAGGAGTCAACAAAATGTCAAAAAATGGGATGCGTCCAATTCATCCAGGCGAAGTATTACGTGAAGAGTACCTTGAGCCGTTGAACATGTCGGCTGCTGCCTTAGCCCGAGCTATTGGCGTATCGGCTCCAACTGTAAATGAAATTGTGCGTGAGCGACGTGGTATTACCGCTGATATCGCGTTACGTCTAAGTGCTGCTTTTGGTTGTACGGCACAATTTTGGATGAATATGCAAAGTACATATGAGCTACGTCTGGCTGAAACTACGAAAGGTGAAGAAATCCGAAGTAGCATAAAGCTTTTGAACCAGGTAGCGTAGTTTAAAATTAACTTAAAGCAGAGCGGTCAAGGAGAGAGAAGTTGGCTTCATTTGTTGTATATAATATCCAGTTGCTACCTCTTGATACTAGTAATATTAATGAGATCGGGGCTAATGGTTATAAGCAAGTTTTTGATGAGCTTAATAACTATATTGCAGGAGCAAAAAAGCAGCGTAATCTTCATAATTTGGCATATGCCTTATTAAATGAGGCGTTCTTTGCGCCGTTCTCAATTAATATTTATGATGACTATTCTTCTGGGCATTGGCTGAAATACCATAAGAGCGAAGCTGTTGAGGATTTCTACTCTACAAAAAACCTATTTGTGGCAAAGCCTAATGATGTTGCTGTCACAAATAAAAGTGGCTTCAGATATGTGTTTGATTATAAAACACATCGTATGGCTATCGAAGATAAAAATGGCAAGCTTCCTGCTCCATCAGTATGTTTGAAAGCATTCGAGTACATATTTAAAGATATAGCTGAAAGGAATTTTCCAAATCACACCTTACAGATAAATTTGGTATCAGATCTACAAGAGTTGGAAGACGTGCTAAGCGAGGCCAGTGGATTTAAAAATATTGATACTGCATTGACTTTCCCTAATGGGCATGAATTAAGTAAGCAGTTAAAAGAGCTTAAAGATAACAATGTTCACTCTTTAAAGATGCAGGCTTCAACGCAAAGTAAAGAAACCATGATGCCGAGTTTGCCAGGGTTTTTAAGGGACATAGTTGAAGCAGCTGCTGACTATGGTAGAACAAAAATAACTTATTTTAAGGAAGAGAAGGGAAGGCTAAAGCGATTTATCTACTCCTCTGAAAAATATCCTAAAAAGATAAATCTAAGAGAGAAAGATGATGAGCAGGGGGCTAGTTTCATATTGAGGGTTCTGCAGAAGCTCAGAGAAATTGGATCTGGCCAAAATATGGAAAGGGAAAATGATATTTAAGTTTTTCTCAAAAATACCAGTTCTTGGGCCTGTTCTCAGGATCTTTAATACCTATGCTTTTAGAGGAGATGTAAGATCAGACGATAAATTGGCGGGAATAAGGTATTGGGTTTCAGGTTTCTGGGTGCAATCTCTAATTGCTATTGTCGCTACATTAGGGTGCATGCCTGAAATTATAAATTCATTTATACCGTTTAATAGTAGATTTGTTTATAGCATTGATACTCAGCCTGGAAGCCTTGCTATAAGCATTCTACCAAATCTTTTAGGTTTTGGAATCGGGGTATATGCCTTAATCTTTGCTTTAGAGTCTAAGATAATAAAAAACTTGCAAAATGTTTTTTCAAAAGCTAATGAGGAAAAGAATTTGCCGGGCTCTGCTCTTTTGCTGAATGCAACAATGGCAGTTCCTCTTGTGATTCTTACTATTACAATAGCTTTTGGCGTAGTTCAAGGAATGTGCGATGAGAATATATATGTTAAGGCCGTAACGTGGTTTTTCTTCTGGCTTTCTATAATTTTCATACTTGATTTGATTGATACTATTTTTAATATTGGAGAAGTTCATATCTCCAATTATATGAAGTAAGGAATAATAACTTTCGTTATATTTAGTCTTTAAATAAAACTCCGCACTTGGCGGAGCTTTTATTTTTAAATTACTGGGATGCTGTTAATTCATAGTGTTTAAAGCGGATCACCTCATCGCCGATCCACTCGTTGAGCTGGGCCAAGCGCGCCTGGACGGGTTCGAGTTCGTTGGCCGCATAGATCAGCGCGGCGTCCCGGATCGAACCAAAGCCCCCGGCGTTCTGCGGTACGATGCCCATGAGCTGTGGCGGGATGCGCAGGCCCGCGAGCATGTCGTCGCGGGTAATGTTTTTGATCGAGCCAAAGTCATCCTTGGCTGCTACTTCGCTGATGGGGATCAGCTGAATGCCGTCCTTTTTGCCGTTGGGCGAGTACATGAACAGGTTGCGGAAGTTGCCCGGTCCCTTGGCTGACTTGAGCGCCTGCCGCATGGCGTCCACGTCACCCTCGTTCTGGGCCGGGCCGGTCATGTAGAGGATGAAGCCGGCATGACTGCCGTTGTTGTAATACTTGCGACGGAAGAGGGTGGCCGACTCGTTCAAAAGCGCTGACTGCAGCGCGGCGATCCACTCCGGCAGGCCGTAGATCTCCTGGTTAATGTCTACCTCGCGTAGGTGGTAAATCGAGCCTGGCTCAAAGGCATGTTCCTCCCTCCAGGCCTGAACCATGTAGAACTGATCGTCCTTGCCACGGCGCATGTACTTAGCCAGAACAGGGGCGAGCGTGAGCGTGCTGCCCAGCATCGAGCGCCGGCGTTCCAGGTAGGCATTGCCAAAGGTCAGCCAATCCAGGACCAGCTGCTCGAAGGCTGCGCGGCTTAGGAGCTTATGCGGGATAAAGGTGCGGGCCAGCATGTTGCGCTTGAAGTTCAGGCCCGACTGCAGGTAAACGCTGGCCCGAACGGATTTAGCCAAGCCATCGAATGAGAGCGGCGGATCGTAGTAACGGCCGTTAAACCAGCACTCCAGGTAATCGAGCACCTCGCGGCTGTCGAGTACCGGGATGGCATCGCCAAAGGTAAAGGCTTCGATACCGGCTGAGGAAGAGCCAGTCGCTAGCACCGTTTCTGGTGGCAGCGCTTGAGTGGTCGTGCTCATCAATGAATCTCCATAAAGCCGGTATTGGCAGCGGTCTGCCCTTCGAGCGGCTCGTTGTGTAAGGCGTGAAATAAGGCCCAGGCGAGATCCGCATGGCCGGTCTCTTCATTGCGGCCGGCGGTGTAGGTGAACTGCCGGCCGCTTGCGGTGACGGTTTTGCGGATGGCCATCAGCGCGGCGGCCATGTCGGTCCAGCCAGCGTCGAATTCGAGGCGGCCGTTCTTGAGGACGTCAAAGGCCTTGAGGACCAGGCGTGTCTTGACCTCGGGCGAGTAGTTAAAGGTGGTTACGGCTGGGAAGAACTGCTTTACCAGCTGGGCCACACCGGCACCCATGCCAGTGGTATCGATGCCGATATAGGTCACCCAATAACGCTGGGTCACCTTGCGGATAAATTCAGCCTGGGCGGCAAAGTCCATGCCCTTGAACTGGTGACGTTCCAGGATGCGGAACTTGCCTCCCGGAACGAGCGGGGGAGCTACAACCACCAGGCCAGCGGTGTCGCCGGTTTCGGCTGGGTCGTATCCGATCCAGACCTGACGATCCCCCAGGGGGCGCGCGGCAAAGGGTTTGTAGTCCTCGGCCC